ACTTGTTCGTCATCTCGTTGATTGTGTTGTTGAGTTCCTCTCTGCTTTTCGTGCCGTCAAGGACGTATTCGAACCACAGGGTGTCGATGTCCTCGTCTGCCATGTCATCTCCGTACTTTTCAAAAAACAAATCGGAGAGGAATTCGTTGTCGATTCTTTCCTTGTACAGCTCGTTGAACTGCTCGTGGAACTTGCTGTAATATTTGTCGTGGAGCTTTCGCAGCTGTTCGATTTCGGCGTACTCTTCCGGGGTGATGAATTCGGTGGTGATGTTTTTCATGGTTCGTGTTCTCCGTGTTGGGGTGGGTTATTTCATGAGGGAGGTGATGCTGTGTGTGTGGCTGTCGAGTTCTTCGTATGCTGTCGTGATCGTGCTGTACAGCGTTGGGGCTTCGTCCGGCTTCGCCTGGGCGAGTTTCCGGCAGGCGGTGTCGATTTTTTCGTACTCGTGCCATGCGTCTTGAATCTTGCTGCCGATCCAGTGCAGTCTGTACGGCTTGCAGTCCGTGTTGCTGATGTCGATCCATTTGGCGATTCCCATTCTCGCCTGGGCGATTTTGGCTGTCGCTGCCGTCCAAATGATTCCGGCTTGTTTCTGGTACTGTTCGAGGTCGGTTTTCGTCATGGTTGTGTCTCCGTTTCTGTTGTCAACTTTCTGTCGATGTCGCAATCGCGCTTACGGCAGGTCGATGCCCATCTCGGCACGTTCTTCCGGCGTCAGCTTTTCAATCCAGTTTTTCGTGAAGAAGAGGAGCTCGACCGTCTCGGCGAGGTCGGCGAGGATGCGGTGCAGGAGGCTCGGCTTGTAGGTGACGTGCGCTTCGGCGAGGATGATGGTGATCTGGGTGGTCGTGGTGTTCATGGTGTGTTCTCCGTTTCTCTGTTTGTGTTGGGTTCGCAATCGCGATATTTTGTTTTTCAGTTGTTGTCGGTTTCTTCGTTATAGTCGGTTTCGCGCAGTTCCTCGATGGCGTTGATGGCTGCTTCGAGGACGTTTGCGTAGGCGGCGTTGAGATATCCATCGCGCAGGTCGGCGTCTTTGGCTTCTTCGAGGCAGGAGATGGCGTTGCTCGCGTGATACTCGATATCTTCTGCCGTGCTGTCATCGTCGTGGTCGTTTATTGCGACCGCGGCTTCTTGGATGTACTTGTTGTGTTCTCCGTAGGTCGCCATGAAAATCTTGTCTGCTGCTTCGATGAGGGCGTTTGCCGTGTCGGTGATTTGCTGTTGGTGGAGGTTCATCTGGGTTGTCTCCTTTAGTTGTTGTCGGTTTCGTTGTTGATGTCGTTAAAAAGTTTCTGCGCGACCGCAATCGCGTATTCTTCGACCGTGTTGTAATCTGCGTCGATGTCGTATTCGTCTTTCAAGAATTCCTGCAGATGGATGATTGCTCTTGTCTGTTTATATTCGTCAAGGATGTCGGCTGCTGTCTCTGCGTCTATTGCTTGGAGGAGGTGAGTTAGAATCCAGTTGATTCCGTCTTTCGGCTTGATGGTCATCTTGATGGCGTTTTTCGGTTCGTCAAAAACTGGCCCGGGGTTTTTTACTTGGATTTTTGTCATTCCGGTCATCTCGACTCCGTTTTTGATAAAATCGGCGAGGATGTCCATCAGCCAGGTGCCGATGTAGGTGATGGCAAGCGTGGTGATTCCGTTGTCGCGCAGGGCGTTTATAAAATCTTTTCTTTCGTTCGTCTGGAGGGATTCATAGTCGAGGACGAGCGTGGTTTCGTCCACGTTCCATTTTTGCGTTCTGCGCCACTCGAAGTAGGCTGCCCAGAATCCTTGAGGCATGCTTTTGTATTCGTCCGGCGTGGGGCCTTCTTTTCTGGCGGTGAAGGTCGCTTCGAGTTCCTTAAAATTATTTGTCATGTTCTGTCTCTCCAACTTTCTGCCGGGTGCTTATTCGCTCCGGCTGTTTTGTGGTGTTTTTTCGGTCTGGGGTTGCTTTCTGTCGTTAAAAAGTCGGTTTTGAGAGGTCAGGTCGATTAGTTTCTTAACGAATCGCCTCGAGGGCGTCCTGGACTCGGCAGAGGATGGTCTGCAGGGCGTGGGTGAGGTACAGCTCGTTTTCGATCTCGAACGTATCGGTCAGCGTGGGGTCGTTTCCGGCGAGGAGGTGCAGGGCTTTCTCCGGCTGTCCGTTCTTGATGGCGTTGGTGACCTGGGTCAGCTTCTTGTGGGTGCGGTGCGTGAATGCCTTGTGGATGGTCTGCGCGGCTTCGCAGAGGGCGATGGCTCGGTTTGCTCTGTCTTTGTTTTCTTTGGTCATGGTCGTGTTCTCCGTCTGGGTTTAGTTGTTGTCGGTTTCGGTCAGCGTGTGATAGGCATCCACGAGGTAGAGGGTCGCTCTGTTGTGGTTTGCCGTGGCGGTGCTCGTGTCGGCGAATCCTTTGTCGCTGGGGGGCTTGATGTACTCGTACTCTTTCTTGCCTGCGGTCAGTTTCTTGATGGCGCTGTACGTGTCTCCGTTGTCGAGGTCGTGGGTGATCCAGTCGAGTCTCTCGCTCCGTCTGCCGGTCTCGTGCTCAATCAAATATTGCGCGGCTTCGACCAGTCTCTTGGCGTGTTCTCGGCGTTCTGCGGTTGTCGGTTGTTTCGTCATGGCTGTCTGTCTCCGTCTGGGGTTGCTGTGGTTTAGTCGTTGTAGAGGTCGAGGTCGATGTTGAGGGCGGTGGCTGCGTGCCGTGCGACCGTGGCTTGGAGGCGTGCGTTCAGTCGCTCCGCAATCGGCAGGGGGCTGTCGGCGTTGTCTGTCGCTGCCTGGCAGAGCCAGTCGGCTGTGTTCCATGCCCAGTCCATCACGTAGCTTTCGCAAAAATCCTCGTTTTTAATCGCTTCGCTGTCGAAAATTTTGGCGAGGTCGGTGTAGTGGTTGTAGAGCCAGTCGACCAGTTCGCGTTGCGCGTGCATCCATCCGAGCCTCATGATGGGCGTGTAAAATTCCTCGAAGGCTTCTCCGTTGACGGCGTTCTCGGCTTTATAAATCTGGTACACGTTGTCGGTAAAAGTCGCGAGGGGGAGGTTCAAAAAATGGACGAGGTTGTCGAAGGCGGTCAGCTCCGTCTCGGCGATGCTGTTAATCTGTCTGTCGGTCATGGTGTCCTCAACTTTCTGGCGGTGCCTTATTCGCTCCGCTGTTTCGTGTGTTTTTTTGTTTTTTCTGCCCTGGGAGGCTGTTAAAAAGTCGTTAAAGTTGTTAATAGTTTAGTTTTCATTAGTTTTTCCGAGGGTCGGTCGATTAGTTTCTAAAGGTTTTTTCTACCCTGCCTCGGCTCGGTGTTGTGCTGTTCGTCCGGCTGTCCTCGGCACGGCGTGCCGTCCTCGCGTGGTCTGCCTGCCCTGCGTGGGGGTTGTCGGCGTGCCGTGTCTGCCGTTGTGCCATGGTGGTGCTGTCCTTTCTGGGTGTTGGGGTTGTCGGTTTAGTCTTTGGGGATGGTCAGCTTTATTCCCTGCACGGGTTTTCGTTCTTCGCCGTAAAAGCTCCGTGTGTTTTCCGTGGTTAGTCCGGCGAGCTCCGCTCCGGCTTTGCAGAGGGCGTGGATGGTCTGCATGAGGGCGGTGCTGTTGTCGGTTAAAATTATTGTCGTTATTCCGTTGGCTTTCGCTGCGTCTAAAAATTCCTGCGCGTTTTCCGGCGTTGTGGTGTGTCCGAAGTTGTCTAAAATTATTTTTTTCGTGTCGTAGTTCTGCCACGTTGCTTCTGGGTTGTCTTTGGCGTTGCTGTCTGCCCATGCTCGGTAGGCGTTGCAGAATCCCTGCGTGTAGTCTTTTGCGCTGACGGTGGTTTCGCGCTCTAAAATTCGCGCGCTTATCGTCTCGGCTAAAATTTCTTTGAAGGTCATGGTTGTTGCTCCGGTTGTTTTGTTGTGTCGGTTGTCGGTCGGTGCTTATTAGGCGTTTTCGCGCTCCGCTAAAAAATCGAGAATGCGCGCCTGGGTTGCCTCGGTAAAATCTGCCTCGGTCGCTTCGTGCGCTATAATTGCGTACGCCCAGTCGCAGGCTTCTCTGCGGTTTTCCTGCGTCTGTCTCGGCGTGGGGGTGATCCCTGCTGCGGTAAAAAGTGCGGTCGCCGTGTTAAAAAGTATGGTTTCCATGTTGCTGTCTCCGTTGTCGGTTGTTGTCGGTTTATTCTGCGTCTGTCGCGTGTTTGGCTTTCCACTCTTCTGCGTCGGCTTTTGCCTCGTCTTTGATTTCGGCTGCCCACTCTTTTGTGATGTCTCGGAGGATGGCTTTTTCTTCCTTGTCTGTAAAAATGTCGCGCATGGGGTTGTCTTTGTGGTCGGCGTTGCTGATTCTGTAAATCAAATCCCACGCTGCCTCGTTGCTGTAGTCCTCGTAAAAGTCGCGCAGGGTTTCGTCTTTCTTGTCGGCGTTGCTGATGTGCTTTCGGATTTCTTTGTTTATTGCGTGTTGAAAAATATAGGAAAAATCCGCTTGCGCTTCGCGCAGGGTCTTTATTGCCCTTTGCAGTTTTTTGAGGTCTTTTTTGTCCATCTCTGTCGCTCCGTCTCTGTTTTTCGGTTTTGTTTTTTTTGTGGGGTTGTTTTTCTGGCGTGCGTTTTTTCGGTTTTCTGTTTTTTGTGTTTTCTGTTTTTCCGTCCGGCTGCGTCTCTGTCCGTCTGCCGTCCGGCTGTCTCTGTCTGTCTCTGTCCGTCTCGCTTTCTGCGCGCCCTGGTCGGCGTGCTGTTAGTTTTTCGTTTTGCGCTTTTTCGTCCTGCGCTACCTTTAATATAGCCTCGTTTTAGGCGAAGTCAAATCGTTTTTTGTGTTTTTTCGCGGAAGATAGATTAAATCCATAACTATGTGCCTTTTTACCCTCAAAAAATATTTTTTCTCGCCTCGTCTCCGCTCGCCGTCTCGCTCTGCAGCACGTTTTCTCAAAAAATCAAGCTCGTTTTCTAAAAAAAATCAAAAAAAGTCGGCGCAGCACGTTTTTTGAAAAAATCAAGGGTAAAAGTAAAATTTTTTTGAAAAAATTTTTTAGATAATTATTCACTCTTTCAATGGCTTGTGTTGTTTTCTCGGCGTGATTATTATTCTATTATTTTAGTCTACTAAAGTGTTGTCTGTCTGCGTGTTGTTTTATAATCGTTATTAAGTCGTTTTTCGTGTTTCTTGTCTCCGGCTGTCCGGCTGTCTGGGTGCGGTCGGCGTGGGTCGCGCTCCGGCGCGCGCTGCCGTGGGTCGTGGCGCGCTCCGTCTGTCCGTCCGTCTGTCTCTCCGTCTGCCGTCTGTCTGCCGTGGGTGCGTCTCTGCGTCTGCCGTGGCTGTCGGCGTGGGTCGGCGTGGCTGTCCGTCCGTCCTCGGATCGCCTTGCCTCGTGCGCGCGCGTGTGTGCTTATATGGTTCTGTTTGCTCCGTCTGCCGTCCGGCGTGGGTGGGTTGCCGTCTGCGTCTCCGCTCCGCGCGTCCGGCGTGGTCGGCTTGCTGCGCGTCCGTCCGGCTGTCCGTGGTGGCTGTCTGCCGTGGTGCGTCTCCGGCGTTGCTGTCCGTCCGGCGTTGCGACCTGGGCGTTGCTGTCCGGCGCGCTGTCGCGCTCTGCGTCCGGCGTGGGTCGGCTGTCTGCCGTGGGTCGGCTGTCGCGCTCCGTCTCTGTCTGCCGTCCGGCGCGCCGACCTCCGTCTCCGTCTCTCTGTCCGTCTCTCCGTCTGTCTGCGTCTCTGTCCGGCTGTCTCCGGCGCGCGCTCTGTCTCGCTCCGTCTGCCGTGGTGGGCCGGCTGTCCGTCTCTCGCTCCGTCTCGCGCGCGTGCGTGTGTGGTCTGCCGTCCGTCCTCGCGTGCGCGTGCGTATAGGGGTTGTTTGGCTGTCTCGTGCGCGCGTGCGTATAGGGGTTTTCTTCCTGCGCGTTTTCCGGCGTGGCAGGACGGCTGTCCGGCTGTCCGTCTCCGTCTCGCTCCGTCCGGCGTGGGGCGTGCCGTCTGCCGTCTCCGTCCGGCGTGCCCTGCCCCAGGGGCGTGGGGGCGTCTGGGGTCGCGTGGGGTCGCGCTCCGTCTCCGGCTCGCCAACTTTTTCGGCTGGAACTTATTTGTATTTAGCGACTTGTGGCTTTTTCCGGCGCGCCGTCTCCGGCGCGTGAAATAGATTAGTTCCATGATTATTAGGCGAACTGAATTATTTAATCCCATAACGGTTCCCCCCTACGCGGCTCTGCCGTCTACCCCCGCGGCAGCCTCCCGGTGGGCATGAGACTTGCTTGTGTTATTTCACAAGGCTATAAAGTTTAGCCGGTAAAGGTTTTTCATGCGCGTGTCAGGGCGCGCGAGCGCGCGCAAGTATGGCATGGAATGGTTTGGAATGGTTTGAAATAAGCGACAATTGAAAATGAAGACGTAACACCTTAATATTAGGAGGCTTTCGTGATTGAGTTATGGAAAAACATTCCCGGCATCGAGGGTTACCAGGTGTCGAGTATCGGTCGCGTCCGGTCTGTCGCGCGGTGCGTAAACGTCACGCAGGGCAAGCTCGGCAACACCAAGCGCGTCATCCCGCCGAAGCTGATGTCTCCCTGCGGAACGTATATGAATGGGCGCCAGCACTATGTGACCGTTCGCTTGAATGGAAAGACGCACAACGTTCATCGTCTCATGGCCCTGGCATTTCTCGGCCCGCCACCGTTCGGCCCCAGGACAGAGGTAAACCACAAGGATGGAAACCGGCACAACAACGTGTTGTCGAACATCGAGTGGGTCACTAAATCCATGAACGAGAAGCATTCTCAAAAACTCCGCGCGAACCGCCGCGCCCATGCTCAAACCAAGGAGCCGTCCGATGCAGTCGATTGACCTTAAACTTTCCGAGATTATCCCTTACGAACGCAATCCGCGATTCAACGATGATGCGGTCGACGCGATCGCCAAGTCGATTGCGGAGTTCGGTTTCCTGAATCCCATCGTCGTGGATTCGAATCATGTCATCATCTGCGGACATACGCGCTTCAAGGCGGCGCAGAAACTCGGTCTTGTCTCCGTTCCGGTCATCGTCGCGGACAGCCTTTCCGAAGACCAGGTCAAAGCCTACCGGATCGCGGACAACAAAACGTCGGAACTCGCCACCTGGGACTACGGTCAACTCGTGTCGGAAATCCGCGACCTGGAGGAGCAGAACTACGATCTGTCGAATCTCGGCTTCTCCGAAGATGTGTTGAACGACATTCTGTCTCACAACGAGGAGGATTTCCTTGTCATGGGCGAGACCGCGCCCGACGCGCTGCCGGAACTCGACATGTCGTGCGAGCCGATTTCCAAGCCCGGCGAGGTCTACGAACTTGGCGACCATCTCCTTTTCTGCGGCGATCTGAACCGCGCAAAGCAGACGAGCGTCATGTTCGGTTCCGGGGACGCTTCTCTTTATCTCGCGCGGGTGCTCAATTGGTCGGAATCGGTGGGCGATACCTTGACGTTCGCCTCACAGCATCTGCAGGGCGCGTTCTACGTCATGTCGGATGACAAGGACCTGATGAACGTACGGATGTGCTGCGATTCGTGCGGTTTGACATTCCACGAGTCGCTTCTCTGGCTGAAGAGCAATTTCCGCTTGAGCGAGTACCAGTACCAGATTCAGCACGAGCCGATCATTTACGGCTGGAAAGAGGGATGCGGTCACAAATGGTACAGCGACCGGAAGCAGTGCAATCTCCTGGAATACAATAACGCGCCGTCCGGCGAGGTTCCGGTGGCGATGCTCATCTATCTCATCCGCAATTCTTCAGCGTCCGGCGAGATCGTCCTCAACACGTTCTCGAATACCGGCTCGGCGGTCATCGCCTGCGAGCAGACACGCCGGAAGTGCCGTTGTTTCGTTGAGACGGCGAGAGCCGCCGACATGGTCCGTCGCCGCTGGGCAGAGTTCGTCTCCGGCGTCGGATGCAACTGGAAAAACATCACGCCGGTCATCGGCAAAAAATCAAAATAAGAGGTTTCAAATGATTTTAACATCGGAATGGGTATCACTCGGACACCCGGACAAACTCGCGGATTTCATCTCGTGTTTCATCCTCGATCGCTATCTGGAACGCGACCCGGAGACGCGGTTTGCGCTGGAGGTTCAAATCAAGGATCAGCACGTCACACTCGCCGGTGAGGTCACCAGCAAGGCCGATTTCTCGGAAGACGAGATCGCTTCGTTCGTCCGAACTGCGGTTGAACTGGTCGGCTACACGCCGTCCTACCAGAAGAAGTTCGGCGTGGAGAACACCATCTGCGGTGGCGACATCCTGGTGACGCAGCATATCGGCAAGCAGTCGCCGGATATCGCGCAGGGCGTGAACGCCGGAGGTTTCGGCGACCAAGGGATTTTCTTCGGCATGGCAGTCAACTCCCCGGAGACGGATTATATGCCACGCGACTGGTGGCTTGCCCGGAAGATCGGGAAGCATCTCTACGATATCCGTTACGCCGGCATCGACATAAAAACGCAGGTGTCGGTCGACGCCGTCGATCTCATCGGAAACGGCAAGGTCACGGAAGTCGTGGTCGCGATTCCGATGACGGAGAAGCATTTCGATGCGGACGTTTCGAACGCGGTCGCGTTCTGCCTCGGAGGGAGCCGCAGTTATCAACTGCACATCAACGGGACCGGCCGTTATGTCAAGCACGGTCCGGTTGGCGATTGCGGAACGACCGGGCGTAAACTCGCCGTTGATTTCTACGGTGGGAACTGTCGGATCGGCGGCGGTTCGCCGTGGACGAAGGACGGCACGAAGGCTGACCTCTGCCTCAATCTTCTGGCGCGTCAGTATGCCGTTGACCGCATCAAGGCAACGCATAACGAAGTGGAATACTGCGCGATTTCGTGCCGTATCGGCTCGCCGGAGATTTCTGTTTCGATGCGGAACCAGAACGGCATTGAGACGGCTGCATGGACAGAGACCGTCTATCCGGCCGATCTCATCAAGCGTTTTCATCTCAAGGAGCCGAGGTACACGCAGATGTGCCGGGACGGGCTGTTCTCATGATTCAAATATTCACATGGTGTGCTACTGCGATATGCCTCGCCGGCACGGTCCTGAATGTTCGGAAGAACGTTCTGTGCTTCTACTTGTGGTGTGTTGGAAACATCGCATGGATGCTGTTCGATCTGTGGTCGCGCCTTTACGGGCGCGCCGTCCTCGATGCAGTTCAGCTCGGACTTGCCGTCTGGGGCATTTTCGCATGGTCAAGGAAAGGGCAAAACAATGGAAATAATTGAACGCAACATCGCGGAGGTCATTCCCTACGAGAAGAATCCGCGCGTAAACGATCAGGCTGTCGATGCCATCATGAAGTCGATTCAGCAGTTCGGCTTCAACTCGCCGATCATCGTCGACAACAGCGGCGTCATCATCTGCGGTCATACGAGATACAAAGCCGCGCTCCGGCTCGGGTTGCAGACCGTTCCGGTGGCGGTCACGTCCGACTTGTCGCCGGAGCAAGTCAAGGCGTACCGCATCGCCGACAATAAACTTGCCGAGTTGGCGACCTGGAACTACGACATGCTCATCGCGGAGATCGAGACGCTGAAGGACTCCGGCATCGATCTGTCTCTCCTGGATTTCGAGATCGTCGACATGAATCAGCCGGAGACGCTGAAAGAGGGAAAGACGGACGCGAACGCCGTGCCGGACAAACCGCAGGATGCCGTCAGCGTCCGCGGCGAGGTCTACCAGTTGGGCGAGCATCGGCTGATGTGCGGTGACAGCACGTCTCCGTCCGACATGCTGTGGCTGATGAAGGACGACCTGGCGAAACTCTATCTCACTGACCCGCCGTACAATGTGGCGGTGACTTGTGCCGCCGGGAAGACGATTCAGAACGACAACATGTCGGATGCCTCGTTCCGGTCGTTTCTGACGGAAGCGTTCAAAACGGCGTCGGTCGTCATGGACGAGAACTGCATGCTTTACATCTTCTTCGCGAGCATCGAGCATGTGAATTTCCATCTGGCCGCGGATGCCGCCGGGCTTGACATCAAGCAGGAACTTTACTGGATCAAAAGCCATTTCATCCTGGGGCATCAGGATTACCACTACAAATGCGAGCCGTGCATGTACGGATGGAAGCGCGGCGGTCACTATGTCTGGTACGGTCCGCGGCAGGCGAGCAATCTGTTCCGCTATAAAAAGCCGAACGTGAACAAAGACCACCCGACGCCGAAGCCGGTCGAGATGCTTGTCGAGCTGATCCGGAATTCCTCGCGCCGCGGGGAGATCGTCCTCGATTCGTTCGGCGGTTCCGGCTCCACGATCATCGCTTGCGAGCAGACCGGGCGCGTCTGCAGGGCGATGGAACTGGACGAGAAATATTGCGACGTCATCCGCAAACGCTATGCGGAATTCATCAACGGCGAGGGCTGCGACTGGGAGTCGCTGACTCCGGCGATCAAGGAGGAAGAAGATGGTGACTGACAAGGAAAAGGCGACGTTCGAGTCGCTGCCGAAAAAATATGTCGTCGACGTGCTGCGGAAAATGGGCGCGAAGAACTATTCGATGGAAGTCCTCGAGGAGGACATCCGTCTCGGTGCGCCGGTCAATGAAGACGGCACGATCAACATGTGGAACTACGCAGCGTGGCTTTACGACTGCGGTTATCTGAAAGGAGGCATCCGATGAAGAGCTTTCTCAATATCAGCCTTGAGGAGTTGTGCCATCTGTGGGCGACATACAACACTGTCGGCTGTCATCCGAAGCCGCGTGGCAAAATCTTCATCGACTACGTGCGCTACTTCTATTTCCTCAACAGCGGCGGTTGGCATCGGATTAATTTCCTGAAGTATATCGCTCTGCTCGTGAATTTCCGCATGATGCATTATGGCAGAAAGTAACGAAAACACCGTTACATCCTACGACTACAAGGCTCTCTGCGGTCGGTGGACGACGGAGAACAAACTCGGCGTCGTCATTACGCTTTATCGTGTCAAGACGGATTTCGACACGAACCACGATTACCTGAAAGCGGACGACAATCCGAAAAAAATAAACTTTCTGCGGTACATCGCGTGGCTTGCCGAGCCGCTCCATCGCAAGAAGCCGATGGATGCGGACGCCAGTTACGAGGAGCGGAAGAACCGCGAGTATCAGCGGCAGAAGGCGATGTCGACCTCCGGGCGCGACATCGGAGACATCCCGGAGGTGAAAAACCCGGACGTCAAGGAGCAGTGCCGCGAGAATTTCCGGCTGTTCTGCGAAACGTATTTTCCGAACACGTTTTCCTTGTCCTGGTCGAGCGACCACCTGAAAGCGATCGAACGGATCGAGGAGTGTGTTCTCCGAGGCGGTCTGTTCGCCCTGGCGATGCCGCGCGGCTCCGGCAAGAGTTCTCTTTGCGAGGTGGCGGGCATCTGGTCGCAGCTGTACGGTCACCGCGAATTCCTCGTCCTCATCGGCGCGACGGAAGGCGCCGCGATCGAGATGATGGATTCCATCAAGACCGAGTTGGAGACGAACGAACTCCTGATGGACGATTTCCCGGAGGTGTGCTTTCCGATCCGGCAGTTGGACGGCATCGCGAACCGCTGTGCCGGTCAGCTTTATCATGGCGAACGGACGCGCATTACCTGGACGAGCAATGAGATCGTGCTGCCGACAATCGCCGGGAGCGCGGCGTCCGGCATGATCATCCGCGTCGCCGGTATCACCGGACGAGTCCGCGGCATGAAATACAAGCGATCGGACGGCGAGTCTGTGCGTCCGTCTCTCGTCATCGTCGACGATCCGCAGACTACGGAATCTGCCGGGAGCGTGGAGCAGACGAGGAAGCGCGTCCGAATCCTCGTGTCGGACGTTCTCGGCTTGGCCGGTCCCGGCAAGAAAATTGCCGGACTGATGCCATGCACCATCATCCATGTCGGCGACATGGCAGACCAGATCCTCGATCGATCGAAACACCCGGAGTGGTCCGGCGAGAAGACGAAGATGGTCTATGCTTTCCCGACGAACATGACGTTGTGGGAGAAATATTCAGAAATCCGAGCGGAAAGCCTGCGCGAAAACGGCGATCTGTCTGCCGCGACGGCGTTCTATAAAAAGCACCGCAAGGAGATGGACGAGGGCGCGGTCGTGTCGTGGGACGCCCGGTACAATTACGATGAACTGTCTGCGATTCAGCATGCCATGAATTTGAAGTTCACGGACGAAATGGCGTTCCAGGCAGAGTATCAAAACGAGCCGATGCCGGACGATATTCAGGAGGACAACCTCTTGTCCGTCGATGAAATCTGCCGGAAACTGAACGGTCTGCAGAGAGGCATCGTTCCGCTGAACTGCGTCCGGCTGACGATGTTCGTGGATATCCAGAAGCCACTGCTGTTCTACTGCATCTGTGCCTGGGCAGACGATTTCACCGGAGCCGTGGTGGATTACGGCGCGTGGCCGGATCAGCACCGCATTCGCTTCTCTCTCGCAGATGCGAATCCGACCATGCAGACAAAGTTTCCGAACAGCGGAATCGAGGGTCAGATTTACGCCGCGCTCGACGCTCTTTTCAAGGAGCAGATGTCGCGCGAGTTCAAGCGCGAGGACGGCGCGATGATGCATATCGAGCAGGCCATGATCGACGCGAACTGGGGTCAGTCGACCGATGTCGTGTACCAGTTCTGCCGGCAGAGCGGTTATTCCAATATATTATATCCGGGCCACGGACGTTATGTCGGCGCGTCGTCCAAGCCGATGACCGAATACAAACGGAAGCCCGGAGAACGTCTTGGGTTCAACTGGTTCATGCCGGCGATTGCCGGGAAGCGCGCAATCCGGCACGTCATCTTCGACACGAACTTCTGGAAGAGTTTCGTGCATGGACGTCTTTCCGTGGCGATGGGCGATCCCGGATGTCTTTCTCTGTTCGGAAAAAATCCGATGTTCCATCAGTTGTTCGCGGAGCATCTCACTGCGGAATACCGCGTCAAGACGCAAGGTCTTGGGCGCGTGGTGGACGAGTGGAAACTGCGCGCGTCGCACGAGGACAACCACTGGCTTGACTGCCTTGCCGGATGTGCCGTCTGCGCTTCGATGCGAGGCTCTGCCCTGGCAGAGCAGATGAACGGCATAGTACGCAAGGAGAAGCGTGTGCTGTCGAGCGGTTCGGCGGCTCCGATCGCTTCTGCGGATTCGCCGTCCGTTCCGTCTGTTTCCGTCCGGCAGCCGATGAAACTTTCGGACATCCAGAAAGCGCGCAACGTTTAAGTGCATTAAGAGCAGATTTAAGTGCATTAAGTGCATTTTTAAGAGCAAATTAAGAGCCGGGACGCGTTCCCGGCTTCATTTTTGTGCTTGTTTTGCAAAATATTTCACGTTGCAGAAAATAAAATTATCGTGCTGACATAGATATTTAGGTTTTAATTTATTAGGGTTTGAGATAATATAGCGCAGTTCAAATAGGCTAAACTTCGTGCTGAATTGGATATTTAGGTTTTAATATATTCGGTTTTATATATCGTTTAGGTCAAGTTCAAAACAACTAAACTTCGTGCTGACATGGTCATTCGCTAAAATATATTGTTTGTCGAACCGAAATATAGGTTTAGCCTCAAAATGCAAAATAGGTGTCTGCATTTGCATTTCATTTTTTGTTTTTCGGAATTTTAGATTAGTGCCGTTTTTTCTGAAAATTTTATGTTGCATTTGCATTGCTGACAAGAAAAACGTCTAAAGTCGAATTTCCGGCGCAGGAATTGTCTAAACTATTATTTTTTGTAAATGCTTATCATTTCAAATAATGAAAATTTTATGTTGCATTTGCATAATATATACTATAATATAAAAAAAAGAGATTAGATTTTTTTTTATTTTTCCCCCACCTATATTCACACACGTTTGTCAGCGTACGCCTCTGCCGGTGTGTATTCGCGCGCGCGAGGGCAAAAAAAAATTTCGGTGATGGCTGTCGGCATCGCCGTCTCCGGCGCGTTGCGTTGCATCTGCGCTTGTGCGTCATGCGTCACGTTGCGCGTATGCGCGTGAGTGTGTCCACACGGCGCGCTCTGGCGTTTGAACCTTGGCGATGCGTCCGTTTATGCGTTTCGAGCCGCAAGTGCCGTCAAACCGCCGTTTCCGTGCGTTTCTGCCGGTCACGGCTCCGTTTCCAGTCTCCGTTTCCATGCCGTCCGGGAATCGCCGTCAAGCCATGTTTCGACAACTTCCACCATTTGAGACGTTTTTCGGCAGTTTGGAATTAAAAAACGTGTCGTTTTCATGCTTGTTTTCTCATTTTCCTGTGTTTTGCGTGCCGGATTTTTATGTGTTTTGAGGTCAGGTTTTGGAATAGATTGGAAGCAATAGGCTTTTTTAGGACGAAACGACAATTGTGTGTAGGTAAAAATTTTTTAATCGCGCAAGCAAGGGGGACACCACATGGCAGAATCCGGGACTGAAATCACCATCGAAGAGCGCATTGTCCGTAATGCGACCGAGGGCTTCAAGTCTGCCGAGCAGGACGGCGGCCGCGGCGAGCAGTTCAGCATCGACGAGCAGATCAAGGCGGCAAAGTTCGCCGCTTCGGTCGAAGCATCCAAGTCGAAGCATCTCGGCATCCGCATCTGCAAGATGATTGCCGGAGGAGCGCAGTGATGAGTATCCGAAGCCGGATTGCCCAGTTCTTTATGCCGAAAGGCGACAAGCGCGCCGTCAAATTGAGTTTCGACGCGGCCGGGCACGGCGTGGACAACGCACGGCATTGGTCTGCCGCCGATTATCTTTCCGCAGACTCCGAGGCGAACGAGTCCGTTCGCAGGACGCTCCGCACCCGCTCCCGTTACGAGGTTTCGAACAACTCGTACGCAAAGGGCATTGTCCTCACGATTGCAAACGATACCATTGGAACCGGTCCTCGCCTCCAGTGTCTTTCCGATGACGACGCCGTAAACTCAAAGGTCGAAGGTGATTTCTGCCAATGGGCGCAGACGGTCGACCTCGCCGGAAAACTCCGGCTTGTACGCATGGCAAGATGTCAGGACGGCGAGGCTTTCATTATCCTGGCGCAGAATCCGAATCTCAAAGACAAGCACGTCAAACTTGATTTGCAGATTGTCGAAGCGGACTGCGTCACGAATCAGGCCGTTGACCTCGATCCCTACGATGTGGACGGAATCAAGTACGACAAGTACGGTAATCCGGTGTCGTACCGCGTTCTGCGCTATCATCCCGGCGGCGATGAGATCGAGACGGAATTCAACAAAGCGGACATCATTCCGGCAGAGAACATGATTCACTATTTCCGCAAGGACAGGCCCGGTCTGCATCGGGGCATCCCGGAAATCACGCCCGCGCTGCCGTTGTTCGCACAGCTTCGCCGTTTTACGCTTGCCGTTCTCGCCGCCGCGGAATCTGCCGCAGACTTCGCGGGCATCATTTATACGGATTCGCCTGCCGGTGGCGAGAGCGAAGACCTCGCCGCGCTCGATCCCATCAAACTCGAACGCAACATGCTTCTCACCATGCCGGGCGGCTGGAAAATGGGACAGCTTGACAGCAAGCAGCCCTGCTCCACCTACGGCGAGTTCAAGAATCATGTCCTCAACGAGATCGCGCGCTGCCTCAATATCCCGTTCAACATTGCCGCGGGCAATTCGAGCGGATACAATTACGCAAGCGGCCGTCTCGACCACCAGACTTACTATAAGTCCATCCGGGTCGAGCAGGCCAATATCGTCACCGTCATCCTGAACCGCATTTTCGATGCGTGGTACCGGGAATATGCGCTTTCCAACCGCCTTGATTTAGAGCCGCCGGACCGGACGTGGTTCTGGGACGGCTTCGAGCATGTGGACCCGTCCAAGGAGGCGACTGCAACCGTTCTCCGTCTGCAAAACCATGTCACGACCTACGCCATCGAATTCGCGAAGCAGGGTCTTGACTGGGAGGATGAGTTCCACCAAATCGAAAAGGAGAAACGGCTCATGGAGGAACTCGGCATCACGCCGGATGACGTAAACGCCGCTTTTACCGGAAACAAAAAAACTTCCGAAGAGGAGGAAGAATAAATGCCTGAAAAGAAACTGAATTTCATCATCGCCGCAGCAAACGCCGAAAACGGCGATGACAAGAACGCCACCCGGTGCAAGGTCACCGGAACCGCGTACAGCGGTGGCAAGATGAACGTCGGAATGTGGGGCGAAGCAGTCGTTGTCGCGCTTGACGGAATCGACTGCGGCGCCGAGAACATTCCGCTGCTCATGAACCATGAAAACTCGACCGACAGCCGCCTGGGTACGCTGACCGCGAAAATCGTCGACGGCTCTCTCGTCATCGAAGGCGATATTATCGCCGAGACGGACGAGGCGAAGAACGTGGTCGCGCAGATGCGCGCCGGCAAGGACTGGCAGATGTCCATCGGCGCGAGCGTCGACGTCTACGAGATGGTCAAGGCCGGTGCAAAGGTGAAAGTCAACGGACAGGAATTCGAAGGTCCGTTTTATCTCATTTCAAAATCCACGCTCCGCGAGGTGAGCGTGGTCGCCGTCGGAGCGGATTCTTCGACACAAATGAAAATCGCGGCAAAACTGAATTTGAAACCTAAAGGAGACAAAGCTATGCCTGACGATCTCACTCCCGCTGTCGCCGCTGCAAATGCGGCTCCCGCCCAGCCGACGCCCGCTCCCGTTGCGGCCAAAGCTGATGAACCCGTTAACATTCAGGCCACCGCCGCAGATGCCCGCGCCGCCGCCGATGAAGCCGTCAAGGCCGAACGTAAGCGCGTCGCCGACATCCGCGCCATCTGCGCTGGAGAATTCCCGGAAATCGAAGCAGAAGCCATCGACAACGGCCTCGGCATCGATGAGGTCAGAGAAAAGGTCCTGGCTGCGTTCCGCAAGAAACAGCCGACCACCGCTCCGAACGTCATCATCAAGGCCGAACAGACCGATGCCAAGACGCTCGAAGCCTCTTTCATGCTCCGCGCCGGACTCGGCGAGGAAGACGTGCAGAAAGCCTACGGCGATCAGACTCTGGAAGCCGCCGCGAAGGCGCGCGACATCTCCATGAAGGAGCTGTTCTGCGAATCTCTCAAGATCGAAGGCAAGAATCCCGGACGTTCGTTCGGCAACGACACCATCGAGGCTGCCTTCTCCACTGTCTCTCTCCCCGGCATCCTGAACAACGTCGCGAACAAGGTTCTGCTCCGCGCGTTCAACGCCCAGCCGATCATCGCCACCAAGCTCTGCTCCACCGGCGACCTCAACGACTTCAAGGAGAGCGAACGCTATCGCCTCACCGATGTCGGCGATCTGAAGCCGGTCGCGGCCGACGGCGAAATCAAGGACGGCGGCCTCACCGAGGAAAAGAGCACCAACCAGCTCGAAACCTACGCGAAGAAGTTCTGCCTGACTCGCAAGATGATTCTGAACGACGACCTCGGCGCGTTCCTCAAGGTTCCGACTGCGATGGGCAACCGCGCCGCCCGCCTCATCGATCAGCTGTTCTTCGCCCGTCTGCTCGCCAACCCGGCGCAGAGCGACGGTCAGAATCTGTTCAGTGCGGCTCACGGCAACCTGCTCACCGGCTCCACTTCCGCTCTCGGCGTGGATTCCCTGCAGGCCGCCGTCAAGGCGTTCCTCGACCAGACCGACGCCGATGGTCAGCCCATCAGCATCGAGCCCCGCTATCTGCTCGTTCCCACCGAACTGAAGTTCAAGGCCATCGAACTCACCAAGGGCGCGGTTTTCATCGCCACCGGCGACACCGACACCCTGCGTCCGGCCCTCAACAGCCTCGCGGACGAAAATCTGCAGGTCGTCTCCAGTCCGTACCTCGCCAACGCCGCCTATGCCGGTTCCAGCAACACCGCCTGGTATCTGTTCGGCGATCCGAGCCAGACCGACACCTTTGAGATCGGGTATCTCAAAGGCAAGCGCACCCCGACCATCGAAAAGGGCGACACTGATTTCAACACGCTGGGCATGTGGTTCCGCGTGTACTTCGATCTGGGCGTCCGCGAGCAGGGATTCCGCGGCAAGGTCAAATCCAACGGCGCCGCTTGAATCTGAAACCTCACCTATAAGGAGATCAAACTATGAGCTTCGATGCTGCTTTTGTTTCCCCCGGCGAATCCATCGACTACACTCCCACGAGTGCTGTCGCGGCCGGTTCCGTCGTCATCCAGTCCGGTCTTGTCGGCGTTGCAAAACTCGACATTCCGGCCAATACGCTCGGCGCGCTCGCTGTCAGCGGTCTGTTCGACTTCAAGAAGACGACCGTCGCCATCGACGCCGGCGCAAAGGTGTACTGGAACGCCACCAGCTCTTTCGCGACCACCGTTTCTTCCGGCAACACGTTCATCGGCCTTGCCGCCGAGACCGTGACCAGCGCCGGCGCGACCGTGAAGGTGCTTCTCAACAAGTGACCATTCTGCCAAGTGTGGTTTAGGAGACTCTGACATGGACATGCTGCATCGCGCGAGTGACTGGCTGAACAGCCGGCGTGCCGAAGGTCTTTCCGAGACTGTGGTGCTTCAGTACTACAGCGACGGCGAGAAGGACGGCAGTCCGGTTACGCTCACCGCCACCCGCGGACGCAGCTTGTTCCGTGCGGAGGACCGGTTCGGCGTGACCATTCGTGTTCACAGCACCGATTTCATCTTCCTTGCCGCCGACCTCACGAGGTTTCCGGCAAAGGGAGACGAGATCATCGCCGACGGGCGTGTGTTCGAGGTTCTCGCTCCGAACAACGAGCCCGTCTGGCGTTGGTCCGGGAATTACAACGAGGCGATTCGCGTCCACACGAAGGACATGGGCGATTTTGTCGAGGAGGAGAGCAATGGCTGACATCAACACCATCCTCACCGCGATTGCGGCAGACACTGCGATTACGTCGTGGAATCCGGTCGTGACGGCTCTGCCGGACTACGAACTGAAAGATACGGCGAACGCGAAGTGCTGCGTGGTTCCGGTTGGGATTGAGTACAGCAATCTTTCCCGCGGCTCCATCAACAAGGTCTTTGTCGTGGACGTCGGCTTCATCAAACGCAAGAAGAACATCGGTGTTCTTCAGCTGATTTCCGATATGGAGACCATCGCCGCGCATTTCATGAAGTCGACTTATGGAAACGCCCGCGTGATGAACGTGTCGCACGATCCGCTCTACGATGACGAACGGCTTCGTACCGAGAGTCTGTTCCAGGGCGTTCTCACGCTTCGCCTGCAGGAGGTGTCGTGATGGATATCACTGTTCGGATGAACTTGAATGACAAGCAGATCAAGCGCGCTGTCGACAAGGAAATGAAGCCGACGCTGATGGGCGCGGGCCGCTATGTCATGAACATCGTCCGGGCTTCGATTCATCAGCGCAGGGATCCGAACAAGAGCGCGATTCCGATGCATCAGCCGTTCGCGCATGCACATGCCGGAAAAAAGCCGAATCCGGGCTTCAAGAAGACTATCGTGTACGCGATGGAGGAAAGCGGGAAGGCCGTCCTGGTCGGCTCGCAGCTTGTCCGTCCTGGCATGAGCGTCATCGCAAAGTCGCACGAGTTCGGCGGGACGCGCACGATCAAGGCGGCGTGGGAAAGCAAGATCGATCCCGATCAACTCAACGTCGGAGACATCGCTCCGGTTCGCAAAAAATATGTCGGACGGCGCGATACTGTCTACCGCACCGACCTCGATCCCGATCCGAAGACCGGACAGCGCGTTTACTGGATTCGGCTTCGCACCAAGTCGCAGGTCGACCACTCCAAGCGCGTGTTCAAGCGTATGCGTAAGCAGTACAGCAAGACGGTCCGTGCGAATTATCCGCGCCGTCCGTTCATGCTGCCCGGTCTTATCCACGCAACTCCGAAACTGACCACTTTCTGGCAAAATGCCGTAAAATAAAAGCAAAGGAGACACTATCATGTCTGTTGTTCTTGGCCTGAATGCCAAACTTTTCCGTGGCACCGCGGGGACCCAGGCGGCCGTGGAAATGAAGAACGTCAAAGACCTCACGCTCAACATCGAGAGCGGAGAGGCCGATGTCACCACGCGCAAAGCGCAGGGCTGGCGCCAGTCCATCGCCACCCTGAAATCCGCGTCCGTCGAGTTTGAGATGAACTACGACACGACCGATGCGGACTTCATCGCTCTGCAGACCGCATTCTTCTCCGGGACTGCGCTCTCGTTCTTCATTACCGATGGCAGCGGGACCGGCCTCGATGCCGACTTCACCATCCTCAACTTCAACATCAATCAGCCGCTCGAAGAGGCGATGACGGTGTCCGTCACCATTAAGCCGACCGACTCCTCTCGCGCTCCGGTCTGGCAGACGGGGAGCGGCTCCTGATGCATTCGTTCGTTGATAAAAACGGCCGGTCCTGGGCTGTCGTTGTCAACATCGCGGCAGTGAAGCGCGTTCGCGCACTCTGCTCCGGGCTGAACATTCTTGAGCTTATCAGCGTGGATGAAAACGGCAAGACCGATTCCAGTACGCTCGATAAGCTCTCGAATGACCCGGTTCTGCTCGTGGACACGCTGTACGCTGTCTGCAAGCCGGAAGCCGATGCGAACAACATCACGGACGAGCAGTTCGGCGAAGCAATGAACGGCGATGCCATCGAGCGTGCAACACGCGCTTTCCTGGATGAGATGGTCGATTTTTTCCCGGAGACGAAACGTCTGGTTCTGCGGAAGGTCCTGGACGCGACCCGGCGTTTCGAGGAAGAGGCGACGAAAAAGATTCAGGCGTTTGTGGAGAGCGGATCGTTCGACCGGTTCATCGAATCACGTATCAAGACTTTGAAAGATACTGGCTTGAATCTGCCGGCATCCTCGGAGTAAACCCGGACCAGTTTACTCTGCGCGAGCTGATTTCCATGTACGAGGCGCGCGGTCGCTCCGATTGGGACCGGACATCGATGCTGATTGCAGTTGTGATCAACATGATGCGCGATCCGAAAAAGAGCCGGGGCGTCGTTCCGACGACGTTCAATCCGTTCCGCAATAAAAAGAAAAAAACGATTCCGATCGTTCCGTTGACGGTATTAAAAGACGTTTTTGTGAGGTAAAAAATGCCTAATGCAACTGCACCGAGAATCAGAGCCGGTGAGGCTTACATTCGAATCACTGCGGACAACTCCGCGCTGATTCGCGGTCTTGATGCCGCGAAGGAGGCTCTGCGTTCGTTCGGGCAGACGCTCAAGGGCATCGGAACGGACATGATGCAGTTGTCCGGCGTCATCGCGTTGCCTCTCGCGCTTTCCGCGAAGGAGTTTGCGGACTTCGATGACAAGGTCAGGATTCTGAAAGCCATCACCGGAGCGGCGGCCGCGGAGACTTCCGCTCTCACGAAATATATGCGCGAACTTGGCGCGACTACTGCTTTTACTGCGGAGCAGGTCGCGCAGGGCGGCGTTGAACTTGCGCGTATGGGCTTCGATATCTCCGAGGTCAAGGACGGCTTAAAACCGATCATGGACCTTGTCCGGGCGACCGGCACCGAGACGTTCCGTCTTGGCGAGGTCGCGTCCTATGCTTCTGCGACCATGCGCGGTTTCGGTCTTTCCTCGGAGCAGTTCGCGCATGTCTGCGACATCATGGGCGTTGCCGCAGACAATTCCGCTATGGATATCGCCGACCTCGGCGAAGCCATGAAGATTGTCGCGCCGTCTGCGAAGACCATCAACGAGGACATCAAGGACACTGCCGCTTCGCTGATGCTGATGGCGAATGCTGGTGTTCGAGGCTCGCTTGCTGGCACGTCTCTCCGTAAGGTGTACCAGTCGCTTGCCGCTCAATCCGGTAAGACTGCCGGTCTTTCGCCGGAGCAGATTCAGGAAGGCATCCGTGGCGTTGCAGAGTTGAACTCGATGGGCATTGCCCTGGTCGACACGAACGGAAACCTCCGCAAGACGAACGAAATCATGTCCGAAATTGCGAAAAAGGCGCGCGCGTTGAAGACCGGCGAGCGAATCAATTTTGCGACCGACATCTTCGACCTCCGCGGTTCTCTCGGCGCGCTGTCTATAATGGACAAGGCGGCGAGCCTCGATAATTTCCGCAAGAAACTGAACGAGGCGTCCGGTCATAACCGGAAGATTGCGGAAGACATGGAGCAGGGAATCGGCGGTGCGCTCCGTCTTATCATTTCGCAGTTCAAGGAGCTGCAGATTTCCATCGGTGAAGCCATCTGGAACACGTTCGGACAGAAAGCCCGGAATGAGATTGTTTCTTTCATTTCCGCGATTCGGAATCTCGTGGTTGAGAACAAGGAGCTCGCGTCGAAGATCGTCGCCGGGATTGGCGCGGTGTTTGCGTTCGGCGTTGCGCTGTTCGGTCTTGGCGCCGCCATTAAAATCCTTTCCAATGCGTTTGGTCTTGTCTCTTTTGCAATTAAGGCGTCTGTTGGCGTTATCATGCTGGCGATGAATGCCTATCTTGCATTAAAGAATGTCGTGATTGCAACTCATACTGCCATGACTGCGTTTGGTCTTTTCCTCGGAGCCGATGCGTCTGTTGCGGCTTGGGCTGGTTCGCTGATCACGCTTACCGGAGTGTTTCTCGGTTTGATTGCCGTTTGGAAACTTGTTCCCGGTTGGATTGAAACTTTGAAGCGTTACTTTTCCTCGATCGTTCCAATCGTCACCGAAGCGTTTACTACAATTCGCGACTCTCTCGCTGCGGGTGACATGCAGGGTGCGTTGAAAGTGTTTGTTTCTTCTTTCAAACTTGCCGCCTTGAAGGCGATTCTTCCGCTTCGTCAGCTTTGGGCTTCAATCGGGCCGACCTGGAAAGATAATTGGTACGGCATCATCGACTGGCTTAAGAAGAGTTTGGTGTCGCTTGCGGCTTTTGCGAAGAAAGCCGCAATCAATGTCGGATTTTTTCTCCGGTCGTTTTTCCTGAAGAGCTGGAACGGCATTCTCGAATTCATGATTAACGGTCTGGCGAGTGCGGCAAAGGTCATCCTCGATGGGCTTCTGTACATTTTCTATGGTCTTGGTACTCTCGCCGAGAAGATTGGGCTTGATGATGGTTCGATTCGTGCGGATGCAGAATACGCCATCCATAACACAAACCATACGCTTGACACCTGGGCAGAAAAAGGCATCCAGAAATATTCAGCCGACACGTCGAATGTTGACAGAGCATGGGACAGTGCGCTTGCCGCTGTTGATAAGTCCGAGGCGTTGACTCTTGAAAAAATCAGCGAGGAAACGCTCGAAAAAAGAAAGCGCAACAACGAAGCCTGGGATGCCGAGTTTGCCGCGTTGCAGAAGGATATCGAGGAAGCGGAAAAGGGCGCGGAAGAGGCCAAGGAGTTCGCGGCGATGTTCCATGTGATGAAATTGCAGGTTGCGGATTTGAAAAACTATTTTGAAGATATTGTCGAATCCTACGTTCTCAACGATGCCATGCGGCAGACAATCAGCGATTACGAGGCTGCGCTTCATTCCGAAGACCCGGCAGAACGCGACAGAGCCGAAGCCGCTGTGCGCGAGATGATCGAGTATAACCGCAATCTTGCGCGTCAGCGCGAGATGGAGTTCAACGAGGAACTCGAAGCCGCGCAGGAAGACCGCGTCATTGATGATGTGGAAAATGCACGGCTGCGCGGTTTTGCGGAATCTCGCGCCGAGGCTCTGAAAATGAAAGCGGAATACGAGCGTCTGCTTGCAAGCGGTTATTCCGATGCGACCGCTGCTGTCATGGATGAGTCCAAGAAGGTGAACGGCATCGGCGCGTGGTCAAGCGATGTTTTGAACGCCATGCTGAATACGCCGGACGAAAAACGGACTGCAGATGCCGCCGAAAGCATCAACGATGCCGTCCTGGATATCAAGCGTAAGATTTTCAGCGGCAAATGGGGTTCTCTAACTTACGGAGCGTGACATGGCAAGGGTTGAGCAGAATTACAAAGAGCACGTGAACAGCATGGACCGGTGGGGCAACTACCTCTCCGTTGAAGTGCCGTATATCGTTTTCGATGCTGTGGACAGTCATGGCAAGGCGAGCGAGGAAGTCGCGCTGAACGCTGTCCGTGCCGCGATTCCGCAAGGAGCATACAATTTGCCGTTGCAGTCCATCTCGATCGATTCCCGCGTCGCCGAAACCACGTTCAAGGTGAATGCGCTTTACCAGGACGATTCCGGCTCTGGCGATTACGGAGACGATGACGATGCGGAAGCGACCGTCAGTTTTGACTGCGGCGGTTCTTCGCGTCATGTTCTCTATTCTTTACAGCCGCAGCGTCATCCTTATGGAGACAAGGACGCCCAGGGCGCGATCGGATGGAACGGAAAGGTCGGCAAGGAGATTGAGATTGCCGGTGTTGATGTTCCGTGTGCCGATATCCGCGAAACGCGAACCAAGTCCATGAACGTCGGGCATCTCACGACCGCATATCTTCGCCGGGTGGTTTCTCTTGTCGGCAAGGTCAACAACCGCCGTTTCTATGGCTGGGAAAAGGGCGAGAGCATGTTCCTGGGCATGTCTTATATGCGCTCCAAGAAAGCGCATCATGTCGTTGTTCAATTCCACTTCTCGATTCGGCTTAACGAGCGGAATGTCGAGATTTCCGGGCACAACGTCGGCGATGTCGAGGGACATGAGTATATTTCCGCGATTCCGATTTCCGTGAATGACAATGGTCTGAAGAGCGACGTTTCCGACATTTATGCTTCGAAGCCGTGGCTTTACGGCGATTTCAGCCTGCTGGGGGTGTGACATGGGATATTGGCCTGACGTAAATCCTGGACAAGCTTTCCAGCCGTCTGCACAGCTCGAAAATGATGTGCGTCATCTTGTCAATCAAGGCGGGCTTTCTGGTGTCCGGGCGAATGGTGCTGGTGTGAATGTGGAAAACATTTGTATCAATGCGTATAATCATGGAACTACGGCAATTGCTGCCGGTACGGTTGTTACGTTCATTGATGCTGCGATGGTTGAGGGCGCTGTTCAAGTTGCTGCAATGACGGCTGGTTCTTCTGCGACCGAATGGGCGATTGCCCAGGATACGATTGAATCACACCAGTTCGGATCAGTTCTTGTCATGGGTGCGGTGATTGTTCCGATTACCGGCGAAACTGGCGATTATGCTGTTCCGGTTGGTGGCGGTGGATCGTTTGCACGTTCTACGACTGGTATTGCTCGGATTTTGCGGACGATTGGAACGGCATCTGCATTGATTCTTGTTGGCAGTGCGTCTGGTGGAGAAGGTGTTACCTATGCGGCTGCGAATGGCATAAATTCTGATTTGCTTTCTGGTGGAACGATTTCTGGAAATTATATTGGTGTCGGAAGCGTGACTGTTACGCCAGTTGAAGGATCGACAAATGGACAAATGAAGATTGCTTGTTCTGGTGGTGGTGGTGGTAGTGTTCCACCTGGAACGATCATCGCTTATGCTGGGCCGCTTTCCAGCGATGATATGATGTTTCCGGCTGGATATTCCGGGGACGGTGACACCCCTGCTGGATGGTTGCACTGCAATGGGCAGGCTGTGAGCAGAAGCGAATAC